CACTCTCTCCCCAATATTTTACAACAGTAATAAATAAGGTAATGGTGAGAAACCGCAAATGATGCTCATGATGAGTAAGCACCCATTGGATTACCACAATTATAAGAAATGAATTTCTTTAATCACTGGCAATAAAATGGATAACCTACCATCACGTCCATTCAATCGCGGACTCAACTACCCGGAAGCTGTCCTCTAAGGATATGGCCGATGAGAGCAATAGGAAATCTGTCTGTAGCATTCGATAAATCGATACTATAGAAGATTTCTGCTCCCTTCAGCTTGTCCTTGAAAGACCCCTGGTCAAAGGTACAATCTTGCGGAATCTTTTTCAAGACCCTGAATAATCAGTGATGGAAGGGTTTTAACGCTGTTTGACTTCAATAGTCAAGTATCGCTATTATCCGAACCTTCACTTCTTTATCAGGGAAATAGACTAATTTTCTAAAGTTTCCTTGTTTATAGAAAGTTAAATATGAGAAAGTTTCTCATATAAATTTTCTAAAATAGGAAGCATTTAGATGATTGTCCATTTCTTTAGAGAAATTCTCTCCACCTAATCTCTTTAGTGAAACCACTAAAGTCTTAGGAAGGGCGAATAAATCTTCCACAGCACTTCCAAGAGCATGTCCGTTAGGACCACTCTTAGTTGTAAAGTGATAAGATTTTCAATCTAAAGCCTTTGGAACTGATTCCGAATGAGAATACCCCAGTGTCTTTCAGAAAGATCCTGCGAACATTCCTATATTTGAGATACTCCCTTTTGGAGGCTCAATTATAGATGTTACATCAGGATCTTTACCGAGGTTCAGTGCCCTTGGTGAAAACAATATGGTATTAATCATTTGCAGTGTCGCCACTGGAGATGATTCTAACCGTATTCTTTCTATCAAGGGACCTAGACAAAGAGGTATACCATCATGGGTGTACTTAATTCCTACAGGACGATCTGTGTTGCCTGATAAGTAACACATTAGTCCCCCTCTAACTAGTTTAGCATAAGCAAAACTAGCTAAAGGTCCTCGAGTCTGTTGAACAGACTTAAGTTTAAGAATTAAACACTCAAATTCCCTGTGTGGAGCGAGTCCTTGCATCTTAAACGATGCTCGGATCCAGCTCATTAAATTATGAACAGAATCCCAAAGACTGAATTTTGAAAAATTTAGTTTTTGAATTTTGGACATAGTTTAATAGAGGTGATGTTAGATTGCCCTCAAGTAAAGTAACTTTCCTTTAAGAGAGGACCCGGCCTAACAGCCGGGGGGTCGCCGAGGGTAA